TATCCTTCTCACAGATGAATCTGAGTATAAAAATGGACATAGCACTATAGCGTATCAATGTAAAAAAACACGGAGTTCAATATTCAAATGCTGAAATGATGTTGTCTGGCAGACTGTGTAAAAAATGTGGATATGAAATTGCTGCAAAAAAGACAACGCTTTCATCTGAATATGTTAAGAATAAAATTGAAGCGTTTAATGGCAACAAGTTATTAAACGCAGAAGAATATGCTGGCGCAAGAGTTAGGAACCTTAATATTTTATGTGCATGTGGTAACGTGTATACGACATGTTTTAATGATTATATGAGCAAGGATTCTACTAAAAGATGCCCAGTGTGTTCTGGCAAAATTAGCACTGGTGAGTTTATTGTAAAACATGTTTTAAAGAAATATCATATTAATTTTATTCAGCAAAAAACGTTTGATGATTGCAAAGATAAAAAACCTCTTCCATTTGACTTTTATTTGCCAAGTTATAATATGATGATTGAATATGATGGCAAACAGCATTATGAGCCAATTGAGTATTTTGGTGGAAAAGAATCATTTGATTACACGGTAAGACATGACGCTATAAAAAATGAGTATTGTAAAGATAATAATATAGATATACTTCGCATTCCGTATTGGGATGAAGAAAATATTGAAAGTATTATTATAAAAAAATTAAATTTATAGGTAAAAGATATAGTCTCTTCTCATGTGAAAGCATGAGGAACAATAATGTTCGGTTAGTGTAGCGAGCTAACTAAAGATAAAGATAACATGGTTAACTCCATTGATGAAGTTACGAAATCAATTGAAGAACAGAACACTGCTTTAATTGAATACAAGAAAAATATTCAAGAAATAAACTGGTCTGTTTTTGATATGCTACAAGATAAGATTTCTAAAGTATCAGATGAATCACAATTTTTCATTGATTTAATGTCAAATAAAAAATTGTATGAGGATAATGGACAGTTAACAGACGAAGGCCTTGCATCGATGGGGCAGCATGGAGTTAAGTATAACATTCAGATGGCGTTAGTCGATAAATATGCTAAAGAGATGCAGAAAATCAATAAGGAACTTGCTAATGACCCATATAACAAAGACCTTCTTGATAGACGGCAGGAGCTTCTTGAAGCCCAGCAAGAAGCAATTCTAAATGCCGAGGATGAAAAGAATGCCATTAAAGATATGGTCGAAAATGGCATCGATAAGGAGCTTGATTCATTACAGAATCTTATTGATAAACGCAATGACGCTCTTGACGCAGCCAAGGATTTATATGACTATCAGAAAAAGATAAAGGAAAGCACAAAGGATATCGCAGACCTTGAGAAACAGATGGCTGCATATCAGGGTGATGCATCCGAGGAGACTAAGGCTAAGATTCAAAAAATCAAGGTAGACCTTGAAGAAGCTAAGTCTGACCTAGAAGAGACTGAATATGAACAGTATATTTCCGACCAGCAGAAAATGCTTGACGATTTATATAATGACTATGAAACTATTCTAAATCAGCGCCTTGATGATATTGACGCTCTTATAGCTGATATGATTACTGAGATTAACAATAACTCATCGACTATCGGGGCTACGATAGAATCTCAGGCTGATAAGGTTGGTTATACTTTGTCTGAGTCTATGAATACAATCTGGCTTTCTGGCAACGGAAGTATCTCAAATGTAATCACAACGTATGGTACGAAGTTTGATACGGCTCTTACGACTACTAATACCGCTCTTGGGTATATCAATACCAATATCCAGAATATGATTGCACAGCTGAATAAGATTGCTGGTACGAAGATAAAGGCGGCTGGCGCTTCTGCCGCAACCGAGAAGCCGAAGCCCAATCCAGCTCCTGCGCCAGCACCGCAGCCAAAGCAAGTTACTGTCGGCGGCATGATTAATGCTGGCGGTGCTAGGATTTACGCAGATTCCTATGGTAACGGTGGCGGCAGACAGACATTTGGTAGCGACCCAATCTATACCGTTCTACAGGAGCGTAACGGTTATGTGTTGACACGTTGGCACAAGCTTTCAAGTGGATATACTGGCTGGTTTAAGAAATCTGATATTAGCGCATATGCGCTTGGCACTAAGAATATCAGAAACAATGAGATGGCTTGGACTCAGGAAAATGGTTCCGAGATGATTATGCGTCCATCTGACGGAGCTATCTTGACTCCGCTTGCCAAGAATGATAGCGTGCTTACATCTTCCGCAAGCTCTAATATCTGGAATATGGCGAACAATCCATCTGACTTTATCAAAGATAACCTTGACTTTGATAAGATTGATACTGGTGCTAATGTTGGGAACAAGACAACATACACTCAGAATCTTGACAAGGTTGTATTCAATCTGCCTAATGTCAAGAACTATGACGAACTGCTTAAGTCTATGCAGCATGATAAGAATTTTGAGCGTCTTATCATGGCTATGACTATCGACCCAATTGCAGGTAAGAGTAGCTTAGCAAAGGGCAAGGCGATTCGTTAATCCCCGAAGGCTACGGGTTGGTATAGCCGAAGAATATAGCCTACTTGTTGAGTGGGGAGTGGTTTATATCCACTCCCCTTCTCTTTTGTTTGAAACGAGGTAGAAGTATGAATACTGGAAAAAGAAATAGAAAATCGAATATTAAAAGCAGAATTATTGAGAGACAGACAAACGAAATTGAATCTCTCAAGAAAAGAATCTCCGAGCTTGAAATAGATTGCAATGAGAAGGATGAGTTAATTAACTCAGTAGATTCTCTTCGTGTTGAAATGGAGCAAGTCGTTGAAGACCTTAAGATCAAGGGCGAGGTATACGACAGGCTTGTCGGAGAATTAACTGAAATGAAGAAGATTATGAATGAAGAGGTCTTTAAGGGTAGATGGAATATCATTCGTTTTCTTTTAAAATAAATATAACTTCGAGCGATTGGAGGTGTGTCGGTGAAAGCATATGACTTTGAATACGATGGTGTCAAATTGAGCGACCTTGGGTTTATTATTTGCAAGTTTGATTCAAGCGATGTCGATACAATAGATAATGGTTCACAGATAACTTTTAATACTGTGCCGACCTTGAACGGAATGAAGCACGAATTAACGAGTTCTACATATGAAGATTGTCTTAATACGACTTTTCAGATATGTAAGAACAAGTGCGATTCCAATCAAACCGATACAGTTTCATTCGATGAGATGCGTAACATCATGTCTTGGTTAAACAGAAAAGGTTTCCATAAATTTAGATTACTTGATGATGAATATTCGGGTGTCTATTTTGAAGCTTCATTCAATGTAAGCAGAATTGAAGTTAGCGGTATGATTTATGGGTTTGAGCTTGAGATGTTTACCAATAGACCGTTTGCAATAAGAGAGCCTGTTGTTACTACAATTAAGAACGGTTCAGATAACGGCATAAATGTTATCTACAATGAATCTGATGAAGAGGGCTGCATTTATCCAGATATGGAAATCACCATAGAAAAAGATGGCGATTTTACAATGAAGAATTCTTTTAATAATAGAGTGATGAGAATTGCCAATTGTAAAACAGGAGAAGTTATCAAAGTGTCATATCCAATGATTAGTTCTTCTTTGGATTCTCATAAGATACAGAACGATTTCAACTGGTCTTTCTTTAGATTAGAGAATACATTTAGAGACAAAAAGAATAAAATAACGTTGTCTCTACCATGTGTCGTTAGGATAACTTATTCACCTATAGTTAAGGTCACTATATAATTGGGGTGGTTTAAATGGCTATAAAGATTGACTTTGATGCTGCTCATAATCCACAATCACCAACTATTATATTGGCAAAAAAGAATGGCGATAAACTTGGACGAATAGACGCTGTTGAAATAGAATCAACTGATTCGATGAATGATGCTTCTGAGATATCATTTAAAGTATATAAAACAGTAGATGGAAATAAGAATAATCTGTGGGATGAGATTGTCAACTTTAGACTTATATATTGCCTAGAGTGGAATCAATGGTTCGAGATTACAGTTGAGACAGATGAAGATACTAAAACTGTAAAGACCGTAACTTGCACTAATCTCGGATGCGCTGAATTGTCTCAAATTATGTTATACAATGTTGAGATTAATACTGAAGATGATATTGCAAGAGAAGATTACGACAAAGACCATCCGACTATTTTCTATAATCCAGATAGGCCAAGTTCTTCGCTTCTTCATAGGATGCTAGAAAAGGCTCCGCACTATACAATCGGACATGTTGATTCTACGATTGCAAAGATTCAAAGAACATTTTCTTTTGATGATAAGTCTATTTACGATGGCTTTCAAGATGTTGCAGAGGAAATCAAGTGCTTATTTGTGTTTGATGTTAATGCAGATAAGTATGGTAATCTAAATAGGTCTGTTTCTGCCTACGACCTTGAATCAAATTGTCACAAGTGCGGGTACAGAGGTGAATATACTGACGTATGTCCTAAGTGTGGCAGTACGGACATTGATGAGGGATATGGCGAAGATACGACAATATTTGTAACCGCCGATGAGATTGCAGATAACATTAATATGTCATCAGATACCGATTCTATCAAGAATTGTTTTAAGCTTGAGGGCGGGGACGATTTGATGACGGCTACCATTAGAAACTGCAATCCCAATGGTAGTGATTATATCTGGTATATTTCTGACGATACTAAACATGATATGTCAGACGAGCTTGTCAAGGCAATTGATTCTTATAATAAGTTATATGCAAAGTATCAAAATGATTATGTTTATCTTGGCGACAAGGAAGATGTTGTCAATGAATATAATGCGCTTGTTACTAAGTATGGTACTAAAAATATATACCTAAAATCATCAGAAGATGAAAGATTGTTCAGTTCAAAAAATGAGCATCTTGCAATTAAAAAAGAAGTTGGATATAACAACGATATTCAAGAGATTGAGTTACCAGTAAAAGGCTATCCTGCTTTGATGAATGCTTATTATAATACGATTGATTTAGGGTTGTATCTTACGAGTGGGCTGATGCCGACTGTTGAGATGAGTGATACCAATGCCGAGAAGGAAGCTGCAAAACTTACGGCTGCAAATCTCTCTCCTGTTGCAGTTGAAAAGATAGATAATATATCTGTCGCTACTGCCGATAGCGTTGTTTTGTCTATGGCAAAGGTGGTTGTTGATTCTACTAGGTATAGGGTCAAAGTGCATGATGGTTCTACTTTGTCTGGAACTAAACCAGCCACAACGAGAGTGTGGACTGGTTGCTTTGATGTGACTAATTATTCTGATGAAGAAGATAAGTTTACAAGCAAAGAAATAAGCGTAACGATAAATAGCGACTATAAAACTTTTATCAAGCAAAAGATTGACAAAACTCTTGCAAAGGAAGATAGCGATAATAAATATGGAATTTCTGAATTATTTGATATTGACGGCACGCTGGATGATTTCAAAAAGGAATTGCAAAAATATTGCCTAAACAGACTTGTTTCTTTTCATGATGCTTGTCAGACATGTATAGACATTCTTGTTGAACAGGGTGTTAATGAAGGCTCTTCGTGGTCTAAAGAGCTATATGATAAACTTTACACTCCATATATCGACAGAATGAATGCCATTGAAGCAGAGATGAAGATTCGTCAAGATGAGATTTATTTAATATCTGGTAGGCGTGATGATGATGGGAATTTGAAAGAGTATGGCTTACAGAACTTTATCATCGAAGAAAAGGACAAGACGCAGGACGTTCTTAATTTTCAACAGTATTTAACGAACTATAATGCTGGTGGCGCTAATTTGTGGCTTGAGTTCTGTTCTTTCCGTAGAGAAGATAAGTATTCTAATGAGAATTATATTTCAGACGGTCTTAACAATGCCGAGTTGTTTGAGAAGGCAAACGAATTTATCAGCGTTGCCAACGATGAAATATATAAGTCTTCTGAATTGCAGACAATAATTGATGCTGATTTAAAAAACCTTTTACTTATTGATAAGTTTGCGCCGTTGGTTAATGATTTTGCTATTGGCAATTGGCTTAGAGTTATGATTGACGATAAGCTATATAAACTTAGATTAATTGAATATACCGTAGATTATGATGACTTAGACAATATCTCGGTTGAATTCTCTGATGCCGTCAGGGTTAAGAGTGCAGTCAAGAGTATCAAGGGCGTTATAGACCAAGCTTCTTCAATGGCTACATCTTATAGCTATGTGCAAAGACAGGCTAAGCAAGGTGAAAAAGGAACTTCTGTTGTAAACAACTGGATTGATAATGGTCTTGATGTAACCAATACAAAGATTGTTGGAGGTTCAGACAATCAAACACAATCATGGGACAATCATGGTATGTTGTTTAGAAAGTTTGATGAAGTATCAAATGACTATGAACCTACGCAGATGAAGATTATTAACTCAACGATTGCAATTACCGATGATAATTGGGCTACTACAAAGACGGCTATAGGCAAGTATTATTATACCGATCCTGATACTGGTGATACGGTGAGCGCCTATGGTATCAACGGCGAAACAATTATCGGTAAATTGTTCTTAGGTAAGAACATTGAACTTCAGAATGATTCTGGAACATTGATATTCAATGAGAATGGATTAGAAGTAAGTCACGGTAAAAATAAAGTGTCTATCAGCCCTAGCAATAAAGAAGTCATTAATATTACTAGCGACAAAGATTCTGTGTTCAATGTTAACGATGAAGGCAGGCTTTATATCAGTGGTGATATCATGGCTCGAAGTTTAGAGCTTGATACTGGTGTTAAAATCGACTCTGGCGTTATTGTCAACTTGGCAAAGATTGCAACGTCTGGCAGCTATACCGCTCTGATCGGTGATAAGTCAAAAGACGGCCAAGTGTTATATCTGGATGATAATGATAAAGTAGCTGCAAAACAGTTGAGCTGCAATGATTTATCTGATTTGGCAAATGTTGCAAAGTCTGGAAATTACAACGATTTAAAAAACAGGCCATCGCTAAAAACGGTTGCTACTTCTGGAAAATATACTGATTTGACAGGTGATAGTTCTGAATCTGGTAAGCTATTATATGTTGATACAGATGGTTCTGTGACTACACTTACGATAAGTAAATTGAAAGAGCTTTTGGGTATATAAGAATTTGTGGTGATGTCGTGAATAGACGTATTAATAAAGTAATTGCTATCTTTGCTGTTGCTGTTTTAGCATCATTTATGATTGTATTTATTTCATGTAATAGCGTGCAACAAAATACCGTTGCAGAGCATGATGTTGAAATACCGATATTATACGATAAGCCAGCAAAGTATGTTTTTGATGAAAAGCAGGATTTACAAATGCCTGAACTTCCTACTGGATGTGAAGCGACAGCACTTGGAACTTTGTTACGTATGAATGGCGTAAACGTAACGAAGTTTGATGTTGCCGATGCTATGCCGAAAAGTGACGGAAGTGATTTTGTATATAGCTTTTGGGGAAATCCATATAGTGCTACAGATGGTTGGGCTTGTATGGCACCGTGTTCTGTGATAACTGCAAATAAATTTTTAAAAAATAGCGATAAGATTGCAGTTGAATATACTGGTACGAACTTGATGGACTTAAAGTTCCCGTCTGCCGTATGGGTGACTATGTATTTAAATGACCCAGTTCCGTCAAATTATGAGTCAAATGGATATAGGTTATTTAGAAATCCACATTGCGTTGTTGTTACAAGAATAGAACTAGATAGCGTATACGTCATTGACCCCCTTGTTGGCGAGGTCGCGTATCCGCTTGAAAGGTTTAACAATGTATATAAAGAGCTTGGATGTCAAGCGGTGTGTATAGAAACAACAAATGAATAGTTTGATTGGCGGTGATTATCTATGAATTATATATCTGATAGAGATTATAATGCTCAGATGAAAGCTATTAAAAGAATGAATCAGAGCAAAGAACGAGAAATGAAACTGCGCAAAGAAAGAGAAAAGTACAGTTTTAAGTTCAAGATGCCGTCAACCAGCAAGATTGTTTTGTTTGTATCTTTAATGATATGTTTGCAGATTATATTCTTCTGTGAACGCCTTATGGTTGAGCTTAAAGATACGAGCGCATTATATGTGCTGTTGGGTATTCCAGCGGCAATGGCTCCAATAATTTGGGCTTATTTTAGTAAGGCCAAGGCCGAGAACACGAAAAACGGCATAGTCTATGAAACTGCTATGCGCGACAAGGATGATTCGGCAAGTGAGCAATTGGATGATGTGCCTAATGATCCATCGTTTTAAGGAGTGTTTTTATGAACGTTGATTTTAATGCTTTATATGCTATTCAGAATTTTCTTCAGCTAGTCAATGATAATTGGACTGTAATCATTGTTATTGTGGCGCTTCTTATTTCTATTGGCAAGAAGGCAAAAGAGTTTTTCAGCAAGTCAGATGACGAGAAGATTGCAATTGCTAAGAAGCAGGTTCAGGAGACTATGCTTAAGTTGATTACCGATGCCGAGATTGATTGGCAGGATTATAAGAAGTCTGGCTCTGTCAAACGCGCTCAGGTAATCGAGGAGATTTTTGAGAAGTATCCAGTCTTATCAAAGGTTACAGACCAAGAAGCGTTGATTGCTTGGATTGACGAAACCATTGATGACGCTCTCAAGACAATGAGAGAAGTATTCACTGAAAACAAAACTGTTGAAAGTGAGGTCAAGTAATATGAGTATTTCTAACTGTGGACATGATGAACGTAATAGATATAGCGGCGGTCAGGCTGGCGATCAGTCTAAGACAGAATGGTATATTCGCCCTTGGTGGAATGACAATTGGAATGTAGTCCTTAGACATCCAGACGCAAAGACTCGTAATCTTATTGCAGATATGGCTATCAAGGCCGCTCAGAATGACTTGATTGGTTATGACCAGAACGAACGCCTTACATTTTGGAATCATCTAAAGGCATCTAATTATGACCCTGCTCAGATTACAGTTAAATGTGAAGCAGACTGCTCTAGTGGCGTTGCTGCAATTGTAAAGGGCGCTGGTTATCGTCTTGGCAACAAGGCAATGCAGAATGTAAATGCCAGCATTACTACTTGGAATGAGCGCAATGCGCTTAAGGCCGCTGGCTTCCAAGTGCTTACTGATTCTAAGTATCTTACAAGCGATGCTTATCTACTTGCTGGTGATGTTCTGCTTAATGAGAGTCGGCATACGACAATTAATGTAACAAATGGAAGCAAGTCTGGTGACTCTTCTACTACTACTCCTTCTGCGCCAGTCGCATCTGGCAAGTTGTCCGTTGATGGATATTGGGGTGTTGCCACGACAAAGGCGCTTCAGAGGAGACTTGGAACTACTGTTGATGGTATTGTGAGCGGTCAGGATGCTGGCAATATGGCTTCTGTAAATCGCGGCGGTCTTGTAAGCGCTTCATGGAAAACTGGTAGGGGCGGCTCACAGATGGTCAGGGCGTTGCAGAGAAAGATTGGTGTATCTGCCGATGGTTATTTCGGTAAGAATACGTGCAAGGCATTGCAGCGCTATCTCGGAACTACTCAGGACGGGATTGTTAGTTCACCGTCATCTATGGTAAAGGCATTACAGCGCAAGCTAAATGCTGGTTCGTTTTAAATATAATAATTAAATATATATTCATAAACATGGGGAGGGCTTCAACCACGCCCCCCCTATATTTTTAATATACTAGAACGCCAACATCGAATGAAAGGCAGCGTAAATGTAAATGCTTAATTATATAGAATATCTTAATGTACCATCTCAAATAGCGATTGCCTTGATTGCTGTGTTGTTTGTTCTTCAACTTATTGGTGAATTTTTAAACTTCAAAGGCAAGGCAGTTCCAGAGATTATGAGCATAAGAAAGTATTTCTCAAGAAAGAAATCGGAGCGTAAAGTAATTAGAGAATTACCAAACACGATACAAGATTTAAAAAATATAGTTAACAATATCGACAAGCATTATAGTGCAGATAATATCTCTATGAGAAATGAATGGATTGATAGTGTTAATAGCAAACTTGATACGGAAGATAAGCTTGTACGTGAATTAGATAAGAAACTCGATGAAGCGAATAAAGATATAGTATCTATTCTTGTCGATAATAAGAGAGATACTATTATAGATTTTGCATCAAGAGTTTCGAACTCTAGCGTCCTTGTCACAAAAGAGCAGTTCAATAGAGTTTTTAAACTATATAAAGAATATGAAGACCTTATCAGTAATAACGGCCTGACTAATGGAGAAGTAGATATTGCATACCGCATTATCGTTGAATCATATGAAGAGCACCTATCTAATCATACGTTCATTGAAGATACTCGCGGTTGGTAACAAATATACAATGAATGTTTTATGAAATGAGGTGTCTTTATGGCTTATGTGATTTTAGTAAATGAAGATAATACTTTGACTGCAAGCAAAAAGGAACGTATTATGCAAAGGTCAAAGTTGTTTAATAATCTATGGTTTCTTGCTGAGCCGACATACAATGGGTACGACATGAGCGCCTGTACTGTTGTTATGGAATATATTTTACCTATTAGCAAGAAGTACTATAGTGATATTCTTGAGCTTTCAGAAGAGGGATATCAGGAATACCTAAAATATGTTGTTCCAATTGATAGCAAACTAACTACTGAAGTTGGCGAAGTTGAATTACAGCTTACTTTTATCTATAGCGATTTAGATGAAAATGGTGAAAGCGTTCAGCGTGTTCGCAAGACCTCTACTGCAAAGTTAAATATCGTTCCCATTAGTGCATGGAGTGATATTGTTCCAGACAGCGCTCTTGGTGCGC